ATGCCTGATTATGTTAAAAAGAAGGGTTCGCGATACGTCTATTGCCGCCGTGTTCCGAGTGAATATGCTCGTTTTGACAAACGCAGTCATGTTGAGCGGGGTTTAAGGACAAGCGATTTAGCGACCGCATTAAGGCGTGCGGAAATTGTGAATAGAGAGCAAGAAATATACTGGGAAAGCCTTGGCGATAGCCAGTCTGAAGATGCCAAGAAAAGGTATGATGCTGCTTTGCGAACAGCCCGTAAGATGGGTGTCGAATATAAAACAGCCGATGAATTGCGCGATTTACCCTTAGAGGAAATTGTCAAGCGGGCGTTGCTGATTAAAAATCGCGAAGATCAAGACCACATTGTCAACGCTTTGACGGGGGCAGAAGAGCGGCCTAAGATTTTATTATCTCAATGTTGCGAGCTTTATTATCAGCATGTGGAACTTGATTTATCTAACAAAACAGATAATCAGGTTCGGAAATGGCAACGCCCCCGTGAAAAAGCCTTTAATAATCTCATCAAAGTGATCGGTGACAAACCCATACAGGACGTGACAAGAGCCGATGCTATGGCTTTTCGTGACTCGTGGCGCGGGCTTGTTCGCAATGGGAATTATAAGCCTGAAAGCGCAAATAAAGATTTTGGCCATTTGTCAAAAATTACACGAGAACTCTTCGATAATCAGGGGTGGGCGTATAGCGAGCCGTTTCGGCGGCTTCGATTTACGGTCGATAAAAATCATCAAACCTTTCCGTTTAGCAATGAGTGGATCCGTAATAAAATCCTTGCCCCGAATGCCCTGAATGGCATGAATGATGAAATGCGCGATATTTTCTTGATGATGGTGAATACTGGCATGTCCGGTTCTGAAATTGTCGGCCTCCAGTCCGATGAATTACACTTGTCGGACCCGATCCCATGGGTTGAGATTACGCCGAATGAGAATAGAGCTTTAAAAACGACCTTTAGAAAGCGCAATACGCCTCTTGTTGGTGTTTCTTTAGAAGCAGCGATCCGCCGTAAAGAGAAGGGGTTCCCCCGTTATCGTAAGAACCCTGATAGCTATAGCGCGGCTGTGAATAAATTTCTTTCTGAAAATGGCCTTCTCGAAAGCTCCGATCATTCGGCTTATTCATTGCGTCATACGTTTCAGACAAATCTGACACACTTAAAAACCCCGCCAAGGATTGACGGGGAATTAATGGGCCATAGCTTTGGACGTGAAAAATATGGCGATGTTTCTTTGGAATTAAAGCTAGAGTTTCTCTCTAAAATGGCTTTTTAGCCGCAATTTCTAGGGCTTTCTTGAGGCTATTACCCTCAATTTCTTCGATCTTAGCGGTCACTCTTTCAAACATCGGGAGCACATGGTAGCCGCCATTTTTAATAATCTTTGCTAAGATGAATTGAGCCTCCTTCAACTCATCATAAGAATACATCTTGCCCCCTCTTATCCAGTTGATAGGTGCGCCATGGCCATTCTAGGGCGAAGGTAAGGAGGTTGTCGCGGGGGTGGGTTGCGCTAAAGGTCCAGGTCATCGCACTGGTGAGGACGGCCCACATGACGGCCATTCCGAGGAAAAAAGGAACCCCGTGTTTTCTAAGATTAATCGTTAGCATAGTCGGCCTCCGCCATGACTTGAGCAATTTTTAAAAGGTTGAGGCGCATTGCGTTCGGGATTTTTCCCATTGCCCGCATCATTTCTAAGCCTTGACGGCGGTGAATGGTTTCAGGGTGATCTTCACCATCGTTTTTTTCGTTAAAGCCTTTCAACCCTTGAAAAAAGTCATTTGGTGTAACCCCTAAGGCAAGCGATATTCCATGGAGCTTCGATGCTGATACCCGATTTGCACCTCTTTCATATTTTTGAACCTGTTGAAAGCTTAAACCCAGCATCTCAGCAAGCTGCGTTTGGGTGAACCCCTTGGCAAGTCGTAAGGTTCTTAGGCGTTTCCCAACATGAATATCAACGGGGTCTTTTCCCGCACTGTTATTCAGGTCTTGCGTATCAGGGTTTACTTTTGAAGTGTCATTCGTCATAGTCTGATTTCCTTTACTTTGGTTGAGGACGGGAAGGCGGCTGGTTTCCTAGGCCGTTTGTGTCGCCTTCCCCTTGATTTGAAATTGATAGCAGCGGATCGGTCTATTCTTGGTTTTAGATCGGACCGTCCCTTGACCGACAAACAGTCGCGTTTTGGACTTTCTCAACAGCTTGCGCATTTCGTTTTTTGGCGGTAACTGCGTGCCGTTATTCATGGGGGCATCGTAAACTTCTTCCAGATTAATCCAGATTTTATCCGTTGCGTCTTCCCCTGCATGATTAAGCTGATAGCCTTTTCTGGAGATTATATCGTCGACCACGTTCCAGAAGTCGGTCACTTTCTCAGGGTCTTTTGAAAGCTTCTGTTGCTGCTTTAAGGCCGTATCCATTAGGTAATTCTGCGTATAATCCACCCAGTCGCTTGGCAGATTGACTAAATCCCCTAATGCTTTGACACATACCATTATGGTTGCATGAAGCGCACCAATCCGTGGTAAGGTGATCCCATCAATCGCCATGACCTGTTTTTCATAATTTTTGAAATGATCGGCGAATGTCTTCATGAACTGCTTTTCATACGTGGTGGCCTTTATTAGAAAATAGGAGAGTTGTTCGATAGTCAGGCTATCCAGTAGATCGGCGGCTTCTTTTGTTTTGCTATTCATGTCCGAATGCTTAAACATCGTATGAATGATCCGCGATAAAATCGGCGTAGAGCCATTCACCTCTTCATTCTGTGAGATTAAAATTGACCCGCGAAAGATCATATCACCCGTTTCTAACCCCGAAGTTTTAAGACCGATTGTCCGGCTGAGTTTGCCGTTAATCGCCATTTTGAGTTCATCCCAATCAAACTGCGCACTTTTGCCATCTTTATCGCTATCGCTTTCGATTAGGGCTACGGGCATGTTTGAAATTTGGGCGAACTGTCGATACCGTCCGGCGCTTGTCGCTTTGTTTGGATCGAAGCCTTCGTGATCCCGACCAAGCAAGCGCCACAAGAAAGTAATCAACGTTGATTTCCCTGTCCCCCCTTCACCGACCATCTCAAGGAAGGGGAAATTTTTATATTTTTCTCGAATTTGTTCCGCGAACAGGGAGCCTAAGAAGAAGGCGCAAGCAATGATCCCTTTTTCCTCGTAGGCATCCCACAAATATCGGGTCCACTCTTCTGTGTAATTTTCTTTTTTACCAATGATGATTTCTGTTCCGCTGAGTAAGGACCGCACAGCGGTGTTTCCAAGTTGAAAATATTCGTCATCATTAACGGTGTAGGTTTGCCCATCTTTCACGGCAATAGTTGGGAAGACATAGGCGCGATGTTCTTTTGAATATCCGATATAGTTGATCGTTTTCACTTCTTTTACAAAGCTCATATCATTCTCAATGATGTGATCCAGCATCGCAGAATTGCCTTTCCATAAGGCCCCGTTAATTGTGGAAAGTAGGCGTTTTTTAAATTCGGATGAGCTTGCTAGTTGCCCGCCCGTGAATGTGGTTCTGAACACGCCGTTCTTTGTGGTGATCCGCGCGTAATACCAGCTTTCATCCGTATCACGGTCGGCCATAAAATACAGAAAGCTAAAGGTCGAATTGCAAATCCGGCTAAGCTGCATGTATTCTTTAATATCTTTAAGGTTATCTTTAAATTCATCGGTGGCATAGCGGGCACTGTCAAAACGGTTCCACCACAATTCCCCCTTATAGGCAAAGTGAAAGGTGTTTTTTCCTGTTCGGCCGTGAATAAGATTTGCCTTTTCCTGTGCATTTCTCGCAAGTAATAAGTCCCCATGATACAGGTATGTTTTAAAGTTCCTTTCGGCCTGTTTTGCGGCTTTGTCTTCTTCTGTTCGGTTGGTGAGGGAACCCGCGATATAGGCGCTGTTCCAGTCCTGTTTTTTACCCCTTTTAAAAGGGATCATTGCCGCGCGGCTGTTGGCGAACTCTTCATTAAGGGCGCGTTTGTGAAACGCCTCAATGGCTTTGTGCCCTGCGTTGTCGTCATCATAGGCCCATACCAGCGGCTGGCTCCGTGGCAAGCTTTTGAGAAATTCAGACGGGTAGTTGTTCGCAGATAGGGAGGCCGCAACCTTTTTTCCTGCGAGGGCAAGGGATATGGCATCAATGATGCCTTCTGTGATCCAGACCTCATCGCCATTGAGGATTTCTTGTTTCGGGGGCGTCCATGCAATGCCTCGGTTCGGGCCGATGAAGTGCATCTTGCGCGTGATCCATTCTTCTTTGTCACGATCCCATACGGTCATGGTTTCCACAAAACGTTCCATACTGGACCCGTTCGGCAATTTAAAAACGACCGTTGCGGTTTGGCTCAACCCTTTTGTTTTGGGGTGCCGGTATAGCCCTTGACTGTACCAGCCGCGAATTTTACCGAGGTCAAAGCCCCGCGCCCCATTCATATAGGCGTCTGCTGTTGCGTTTGGATCTTCCGTTCGCGATGGGTAGCGGTGGTTCCAGTTTTCAAAGAAATCAGGGAACTCTTCCTTGACGGTGGTTTCAAAGCCGCAAGCGTTATAGCGATTGCACTTAATCGCATATAAATTTGTCTTTGACACATACAGCTCTTTTTTACCGCAACTCGGACACACTCCGTTCCGTAAAAATTCTGTATTTGATCTTTCTTTGAGCTGATATTTTCTTATAAGCGCGTCAATAATCTGTGCGCGCGTGGCGTGATCGAGTGCCATGACCGACCCCCTTTTTAGATTTTATTGGTTTTTAAAGCCGTCTCGTTTTTTGCATTGCGCGACAAACGCTTCAAACTCTACACGGCTGGGAACGCCTTCTAGGCACGCTTTTATGGCGTGGGACCACAGCTTCTGATCGCGGTCCCGATTTTCAGGTGCCCATTGATAGCGGACCCCGTCTGCCATCATTTGCCGTGCCATGGAATAATCAAAGACAGTGCGCCCCCCGTCCGTTGTCGTGAGCGTTTGGGCGAAATCTGGTTGATACAAGCCCAAAATTTCCCCCTGAAGCAACGCCTTCATTTGTTCAGGGAACCCATAGGCCGTAAGTAAGTCTTCAATGTCAGACCATGGGAAATCGGGGTCGCCATCCTCGATCGTGCGGGGGCTGGGATAAAACCGCACCTTATGCGGGGTTCCCATCACCGAAACGGTGCAAATCGGATGAACCAAATCGCTTATGCTATTCATACCGCACTCCCTTGGCTGAATTTGACCTCAATCATCGTTTTGACAAACTCTCTTGCATCGGCGGCTTGCGCTTCATCAAGGTTATTTTGTTCAATGATGCGGACGATCACTGCTGAAAGTGCTGTAAGCGCGGTTGAGAGTGTTTGCCCTTCGACCTCAAATCCAATCACTTGGATCAAGTGGAAAAGTTTATGAGGATCCATTACGCCATTCCTTCGATTTTTTGGGGGATGGGGCGTTGGACGATTTGGTCTAGGGTTTCTTTGAGGGTGGTGCCGATGTTTTGCAGGGCTAATCGTTTTTCGATCATGGCCTGTTGCTGCGCGGGGGTATAGTCAGATAGGGAGGTCTCTACATTCGGGAAGGTTTGCGCCACGATCAAAAGATGATAGGCGCATCGTTTGAGTTGTTCAAAGTCACGAGAATGGAGAGTTATGGGGCGGACGGAGTCGTCCTTATGATTACGCTGGCCCATAGCGGTGCGCTCCTTTGGATAATGGTTACAAAATCCGGCACGCTCAACGCTAATCGGGCGGGCCAGACGTGACAGGTTAGCGTTACCGCTCCAAAGGTTGCGGCGGGTCCAAGACCCCCGTATCACGCCTGAACCCATAAAAAGACCACGCAACGAAAGGATGGCGTGGTTCAAGCGCCTTTGGATATACGATGGGACGCTAATCCCAATCAAGGATTTTGCCTTGATTTGTGTAGTATTACGCGCTCTCGTTTTAAGTGTCAAGCTCATTTTTTCATTCTTTCTACGCTGTAGTCGGCAATCGGCAAATCATGCTTTGGATCGGGCATGTCAGACGGGATCAAAACTTCTTCCAGTTGGATGAAGGCCCTAAACACTTGCCCGCATTCCCCGTTGGTGCAGGCATAACGGGCCATTTTTGTCAGGGCAGTCATTTGATCCGTTTTAATAACGTTCATGTTATGCCCACAGGTCGGGCATTTATGAATGGTGCCTTTTTTTAACGTTCGCGTCATTCGGTGTCCTCATATCTAAAATATGGTATCTTGTTTGGATGGTCTGACAGGTTTTTGCCCGCAAAGGGTGTTATTCGTTGTTATAATGTTTTCAAAACTATAAAACAAGCCTAATCTTTCCATAAAAGAGTTTGTATATGCAACCCTTAAGGATAATAACTTGATATGAAACCAGAAATTGACAATGAAGAGTTTGTGAAAAACTTTAGTTCAAAAATTAGAGAATTAGAAAAGAATTTCTCTAATCGACAAGAGGCGGCGGATGCAATCGGTGTTGGGAAATCCACCTTGCAAGCATGGGCGGATGGGGTCCGTGAACCAAGCCTTTCCGCCATGGCGCGGTTGTGTAAGATAACCGGAAAAAGCATGGATTGGTTTGTTTCTGACAAGGAAGATGCTGTAAGCGAATCGGTCCTTTCAGAAGGTGAAGGGGTCAACGTCCCCGTCCTGCCCCCCTTAATGTCCCCTGAAGACGAAGGCACAATCGCGGACTATGTTGAGCGCACCGTAACCCTAGATGCCGCGCTCTTGCGCGATGTCCTCGGTCACGATGATGTAAGCAAAGCGGCGTCTTTTCGGGTGGTTAGCGATGAAATGGCCCCCGCAATCAATCCGATTGACTTGGTTATCATCGACACCGCCCTCACCGCCCTCACCGCTAATGGGGTCTATGCAATGCAGTGGATGAATATGGTCACGATTAAACGACTCGTGGTCACCCCCGATGGCGTTTTATCCACCCATGATAACGATAACTATCCCGATTTACCGCTATCTCTAGATGATATTCAAAATAAAATTACGGTCTTTGGCAGGGTCAAAGGTGTTGTAAAGAAACAATAGATTCAGATTGAAACACAATAATATTCCAGCCCCCTGAAAATGGGGGCTTTTCTTTTTCATCCGCTTAATTTATTGGTGTCAAAGTTTTATTTTCATTCTTTATAGGTTGTGCTGTGTTTGGTTTATTATTTTCATGGGCCGCTTCGATTATCATGCTCTTGATTGGAATATCTTCTTTTAATATTGGGACTTCGTTTGCGGGGGTTATTTTCTTGCTGTCTGCTTTTTGCTTCAATCCGCTCTTTCTCTATGTCATGAATAAGAAAAGAGAAAAAGAGGATAAGGAAAAAGGAGAAGAAACCGAACCCTTCGGTTATAAAAATTCTATTGCAGGGGGTACATTTTTTTGTGTTCTGGCTATAATCATTGGTGTGTGGACAAATGAAGAGGCTGAAGCCGTTGCAGAAACCGAGCCAGAAACACAAATTGTTACGAATGCAAACAAGCCAAAAGAATGGTATGAAGGCGGCACATTACACAAAGCAACTTTATCTGAGTGGCAATCAGCTTCTTATGAAAACAAACTAGCAACCTCTGCCGATATGGCAATTCATGCCCCTCGTGTTAAAAGAGCAGTTGAGGAAGCTAACAGTGTTGATGCTGCGAAAAGCTTTGCCCATGAAGTGATAGAATGCCTTGATAAATTTTCGAATGACAATCCAGCGGTTTTGAACCAAAAAGTTGCCGACACGGCTGCAATATGCATAGGATTTATGGGCTGGCTTAAATAAGCTATATTAAATGCCTTATCTATAGCCCCGCTTTTCTTGAAGAGCGGGGCTTTTTTACTTACAAAGCGGACTCCAGTTCGATTGATGCACTTAACCCTTGGTCGTTCAGGGTTAGGCTTACCTGCACACACAGCCAGTTGATGCCATCAATATCAGGGCTGAACCCGTTAAGCTGAACGGGATAGTCTGGTGATAAGGTTAAATTAACAGGGGATTGATCCACCGTGATGGTATAGGTGCCCCGTTGGATTTTTTGCCATAAGGCTTGGGCCGCGTCTTGGGCTTCTGCCTCTGTTGCAAACGTTTTTTTGATGGTCTTTAAGGTTTTGCGCTCCCCTGCCAGTACCGACCGTGTTTTTCCGGCCTCGAGGTCCTGCCATTTTGTCATGACACCCGTGAACTCGTTTTCTCGATCGGACAAGCCAAAACTAAAGCGCGATCCTTCTTGACGGGTAATTAACAGGCGCGGCAAGGTTTTCCCTCGTGCGGTTTCCCCGCCACCAACGGGCATAAACACCAGCCGTCCGCTTTTGATTGTTGCAATGGCGTCAAAACGTTCGGCTAAGCGAGTGATGATATTCATATCGCTTTCCCGCCTCTGATTAATATGCCCCGCTGCGCGTTCCATAAAAGAGGGATGGATGACACCCGTTAGGCCATTGCGTTGCGCCAATCCATCTAAGATTGCCCCAAGGGTATCGCCGTCCCACGATTGATCCTTTGCGACTTTAATTTCACTATGGAAATTCGCAGAACTGGCTTCTATGGTCATGACGTCCGGCGGGCCGCTTAGGCTGGTCCCATCCACAATAAAATCGCCTTTATGGACTAAGGTTTCGGACTGGTAGCCTAAATACAGTGTGATCTTAACGCCCCGCCGTGGCAAATGATTGAGCCGCCGCGCATCGATCGTCAAAGTGAGGCTATCGGCTTCTAGCCCACGTTTATCCGTTACGCTTAGGTCGATGAGCAATGCGTTAAAAATCGCCGTTTTATCAATGCCATCGACTAAAATTTTAAAAGAAGGGATCATGCTGTATTCTTTGACATCTTTAACGGGCCAATATCTTGTGAGTTCGGGCGGGCTTCTGGATATTTCTTAAGTTCCACAGAAAACCCAATGACCTGTGCCCGCCCGTCATCGATAAGATGCTTAGAGTCACGGCTCACACCTGTGATATACCAGTAGCCTTGGCTTACCCCTGTTCCTTCAAGAAAGTGCCAGCATTTTCCTGTGGCCGCCATTTCGTTCAATGTATCTAAACCAGACGGTCCCCCTGTCAGTTCAGGGGCTAAGGTGCCGCTTAGGGTTCGGCTTTCAGTGCCAATCCCAATAAATTGCGCGCCCGCCTCTTGACCAAAACGGGTGTTTTCCGCCCACTTATAGGTATTCTGTTGGGCGATTTTCTCAAAGGGAACGGTCCGTAGATTAAAAACGAACCATCCAAGGGTTGCGAGGTTTTTAAGGGCCATGGCATTTCCTAATCATACAGGCGGGTTTGAATGGCCCGCTTTTCTTGGCGTTCGCGTTTATCCAGTTCTCTGCGTACAGCGTCCGCAATGTCTTGGGCATTAACACCCGCAGGGACATTGATGTTGATGTTATAGTTCGTGTTATTGACCTGTGTCCCTCGGTTCGGATTTGTATGTTCAGACGGCAAGGTGCGAAGAGTTGGCGCGGTAGGGGCGCTTAAAACCTCCCCCGTTTCTGGCTCAATCATCCGCAAGCCCGTATCCTGCACCCCCGCAGAAACAGGCGTTGCCGCCATAACCCCCGCCCCGACAATTGCAGCAGGCTTGGCTAAAACTTTCGCCTTTTCAGCTATTGCTTTAGGTTCAGATTGTGCGCTCGGAAGGTCTTTACCTTTTTCTGTTAGCGCCTTTGGTTTTGGCTCTTCATCGTCCCCAAAAATCATACTGTATAGACTAGTGAAGGGCGTCATGAATTTTAAAAAAAGCGACAAGGATTTTTCGATCCACCCTGGTAAACTCCCCCAAAGGTCATCCATTGAATTGCGGAACCAATCGAAGTTTTCATACAATAAAGAAAAAATGAACTTCAAACCTTCAAAGGCGATCATTGCCCAACCAATCGGCCCTAAAGCCGACTTCAAAGCTATCCCAATCATCCTTAGTTTTGTAACTAAAAATCCACCACCTTTTCCTGAACGCATAAAACTTGCATTCATGCTATCCGCATCAAGGCTCGCACGTTTTGTGTCGCGCCCAAACTTATTAAAGGGCAAGCCAATAATTGACTTGCCTATGGTCGCAAACCGTGCCATCGCCATAGGGCCAAGCACCGCCGTGATCCCCATGCCCAATGCACCGAATGCGGCAATAGCTCCAAAAATAGCCCCGCCGATATACATCATCCATTTCGCCACGCCTTGATTTTGCTCAATCCACTCAGACAAGGAATTGACTAGACTTGTCACCCATTGGATGAGACCACGGATTTCTTCTTTGTTGCTTTCAAAAAAACTATTGCTCAACCCTTGCCACGCCGAACCGAGGGCCGCTAAATCGCCCATAGTATTATCTTGCATGGTCTTGGCGATACGAATGGCTTCCCCGTTGCTGTCACGGATCATTTCTGCAAATTTCGTTATTGCCGAAACATCGCCATTCGATTGCTCAATCAATGTAGCAAATGCGGCACCCGCTTCTGCGCCGGCAATATCTTTAAAAATCTGTGCGCGTTCTGCATTGCCCATATCTTGAGTAGCAAGGGCAACATCAGCAAGAATATCTGCCATAGGGCGCAAATTGCCTTGGGCATCTTGAGTTGCAAGGCCGATGCTATCAATCGCATCTTGTGCCCGTTTCGTTGGTGCCGATATATTATTGAAAATAGCCCGCATTGCCGTTCCAGCCTCGGACCCTTGAATACCAACATTGCCTAATAGACCCGCCATCGCGGTTGCATCTTCCACAGACGCCCCAAGCTGGGACGCAACAGGCGCGACATATTTCATGGAGTCACCGAGCATGGTTAAATCCACGTTCGCCCGCGTAAATCCAGCGGCTAAAACGTCTGAAACACGGCCCATCTCAGACGCCTCAAGACCAAATCCGGATAGAATGTTACTGGCAATATCCGCCGTTGTCGCAAGGTCCGTTCCCCCCGCCGTGGCAAGGGCTAAGGTCGAGGGCATGGCCTTCATGATCTCATTCGCATCAAATCCGGCCATCGCAAAAAAGCCCATCGCATCGGCGGCTTGCCCTGCACTATATTGGGTTGTCCGGCCTAAATCTTTCGCTTGCTGCTGCAATTGGGCAAAGGCTTCACCTGTTTGATCCAGCCGACTAACAGCAGCGACCTTTGACATGGATTTCTCAAACTGTGCGGCGGGCGCGACAAAACGGGCAAAGCCTGTTAGGGCCGCTGTCCCCGTGGCCACACCTGTTGCGCCAACAACGGCGGTATTCGCCCGAAAGCTCATGGACTTCTGATATTGTTCAGAAATAGCCTTTCCTTTCGCCATACGATCATTTGCGGCTTGCAGTTTCTTGCGTTGTGCCTCAAGGGCGCTATTGGTATCCGCAATGCGTTTTTTTAAAGTGAGTTGCGCGTGTCCCAGATTGCCCGTTGAAAGCTGCGCTGCCTTCAAATTCGACTTAACCCTCTCAAGGCTCGCAAGCTGTTCCGTTTGGGCGGCTTTCAACTGCTGTACTGTTGCGCGGGCTTTTTCGAATTGGCGGGCCATTTTTTCAGTCGGGTTGCTAACCCCGCCCATACTCTTGGCTAAGGCTTGGGCACGATCTTGCGCGGCCTTGAGGGCTTTATCATTCTCTCCTAATTGCGCGTTGAGACGTTTAAAGCTCTCAAGGTCCTTCTGGCTGTCCTGAAGCCCTTCCATTTTCTTGGCAAGCGTCGCAAGTTCCGATTGGGCTTTGCTCGCACTCCCCCCAATCGTTTTTAGACCACTGGACATTTTGTCCGTGAAGTCAGCAAGAATTTTTAGCTTTAAAGCGTTTCCTGACATCTTATTAACCTTGCTTTGGGCGCTGTTCTTTAAGGATTTTTATGGCTTCCTCCAAGTAAAACCCATAATCATCCACACTCATCCCATCCAGTTCAGACGGGGGCCAGCCCCCGCCCATCCCTTGATTGATCGTTACCCAGCCTTGGGTAATATCGGCGGGCAAGCTTATGCCGCGCCGTTCCCAAGTTCGAAAAAATTAGTTAATTCCTGCGTGATCGTGAGCAAGTCAGGCATTGATAAGGCGTTTAGCTGTTCACTCGTGATGTTTTCTTGTGCAATGCGCGGCATAACTTTTAACACGGTGTCAGTATTCAGTTGATACAAATCGCCCAAATTAACACCCCGTAAATCACCCGCCGTTGGGGTGCGCAAATCTAGTTTATCTAAGGTGCCGTCTCCATATGGGATCGGTTTTTTTAAAGTCACAGTGATGATTTTTTGATCGGCTTTGTTCATAGTTTTTCTCTCAACATAAAATAGGAAATAGGGGGGGAGTTTTTAAAGTCCGAGGGCTTGGCGATGTTCTTCATACAAATCAACGCCATCAACAATGAAGATGAAGTTCAGCGTGTCGAACTCGAAAACCACGCGGTCATTGACTTGATATTTGTAGTACGTCAAAGGCATCGTCACATCTTGTTCGTTTTTATCGCCAACGGTGAGTTCTCCAAGGGCGATCTTGCTCATTCGACCCTTCATTGTGATCTCAACTGCGTCAACATTGCCTGTTTGGTTGTTCTCCTGAGCCGCGCGTAACCGAATAGGCAAACCCGACAAACGGCTCTCTTTAAAAGCGGCAATGGCTTCAGCGTCATAGCCTTGATATTTAAAACTGGCTTCGAGGGCTTCAAACCCTGTTTGAATTTGAACGGGGCTAAGCATACCTCCTGCTTGCACCTCTGTTAATTTTCGCGCTAATTCAGGGGGCGTGAAGTTGGAGACCTTACTTTTTTGCGGTACCCCATCAACAATAAGATTAAAATTCGAAATTATGTCTGGCGTTGCCATGGTGAACGGCCTTTCTATCGTTTGAATAAAGGGGGATGGATTTAGTCAATAAGACGACTGAGATATTTACCTGTTTGCTGCTGTTGAAAACCCAATTGTTCCAAGGGAGGGACGGGGGTGTAGTCGTAATCAAATATGACTTTTCCGGCCCGTAATTCCTCAATGCTGTTTTGAAGGGGATCAAGCCAGACCTCTCCACCAAGCAATAAACCATCGGTGGTCATTTCTTTCAGCTTTGAATTAACGCCTTCTTCAATGTCACGAAACAAGGTCGGCGACATAGGCTTATCAATAGCCCAAAAATGCTCTTCAGCCATCGTATCGGCAAGGACTTGATCGGTTCGCACATAGCTTTCAAAGGCATAGTTAGGATCGGCGGAACAGGTCCGTGACCCCCAAAAGCGGAAGCCTTTATGATTAATTAAAGTCGTAATATCAGCCGCGTTTAAAATCCCCGCATCGGTATTTGGGTCCTGCAAATCCCAGCTAATGGACTTATCAATACCCAGCACGCCGTTGACGGGCATATTTGAAAGCGTCTTATGAAAGCCAACTTCATGATCCAGTTTGGCGCGAAGAGCCGCCGCCCGCGCCATGGTCATGCCATCCCCGACTTGATCGTTGACGCTATCCCACGCTTGATAATCAGGCCATGTCAACATGATTTCCCTTTGCCCAAAGTTTTGGCGATAAGCTTGCGCCGCACTAAAATCAGCCGCGCCCCAAATACTGGCATAGACAAAGCCGCGCATTTTTTGCGCTAAACTTATCAAGGCATTTGCTACGGGTTGGGTATCCAGTTTAGGCGCAACTAAGATGCGGGGGTGAAACCCAAACTTAGATTTTGCATCTAACAGCGCTTGCGCCCCTGTTCGGTTTTGATTTGCCATCCCGCCAATGCAAAGGGAATTTTGTTCGGCTTCATCCACACCTTCAGGGACACGGATAACGACCATAAGGGGATTAGCAATGTCTTTAATCGCATCAAAAACAAACGGTGCAGTTCCCGTGCTTCCTGCTGCATCCAGTGCTTTATAAATATTGGTGAATAAAGTCGCCTCATTCAAAGGTAACTTACTATCATCAGCATCAGGGGCCGTTACGACCACACCAATCACAGCCGTATTGATAGTCCGAATAGGGCGCGCCCCATCGCTCATACTAATAACGCGCACACCGTGGTGATAAGTCGTCATTGCTTTACTCCATTGGTTAAAAATTATTGAAATATGTTCAGGTTATTAAGCGACTTGTGCCGTCTTTTTTAGTTTGAAATGATAAGTTCTTTCGCTTTTGCAGGACCGTTCTTAGCGATTGAATAAGTGACTGTTACAGGCTCGATAGAGAAGGCTTTGAAGATTTCTCGGATTTCAGGGACATCGTTAATGGAGAGGATGAAACGCCCCTGAAGGTTGGCTAACTGCTTTGCGAGATTTTCAAAGTCGCTTCGTTTGAACAGGTCTTTCCCGTAATCGTTCTCGCCACCATGGTAGGGTGGGTCTAAATAGAATAAGGTCCCTTTACGGTCGTATTGTTTGATTAAATCTTGATACGGCAAGCATTCAATGACCACACCAGCTAAGCGACTGTGCAAGTCATCCAGCATGGGTGCGAGTGTTGTGATATTGAAGCGGCCACCACGGTCTGGGGACACACCATAATTACCCGTTGGTTTACCGCCAAACGCAAGGCGTTGTATGTAGAGGAAACGTGCCGCCCGTTCGAGGTCTGTGAGTGTTTCGGGTTTGGTTTTTCTCAGTCGCTCAAACTCGGCTCGGGAAGATATTTGAAACTTCAACATATCCATGAACTGAGGATAATGGCGTTGTAAGATCCGATAAAGCGTGGACAGTTCTTTGTTGAAGTCATTAATAACTTCAGATTGAGGCTTGAATGAGCGGCGCAAAAAGATGCCCCCCATACCAACGAAGGGTTCTACATAGATTTCATGGTCAATCTCATTAATTCTTTTGACAATGATCTTGGATAAGCGACTTTTCCCTCCAATATAAGGGGCAACGGGTTTAACTGGCTCGGTCTCGGTTAAATTTTCATTCATCACTTTTTCTTTATTTCTATCCCCGTCTTTAAGACGCGGCTGGCCATGTGAGGCCGTTAAGGATTGTTTGGATTTGTTCAGGGTTTTGCG